TAACATCATTAAATGTAACATCCGAAGTGGTCGCAACAGGTTGTCCTATAGATATTACACCGTCATTATAAGTAACCCCTGTTCCACCTGAGAACATTCCCTTGACATTAGCAGAGTCAATATTTAACTCACCACTACTTATGTTTAAACCTTTGTTTGCGGTTATATGTGCGCGAACTTCTGCGGCACTTGGTCCAGTATAAGTAAATGCCCCTGTTCCAGAGTTGTATGTAAATGACCCATCACCTCCACCATCAACGGCAGAAACGTGTGCGCGTGCTTCACTTGCACTTGGTCCAGTATATGTTACTACACCTGTACTATTATTGTACGCAAGAGAACCATCTCCTCCTGCATCTGTTACAGATAATACACCGCGTACTGTACTCGTAGTCGTTGCGTCAAGTGAAGTTACATTCGTTAATGCGGCATTCGTACCAAAGGTAAATGTATTTGCAGCACTATCAAAAGTAATAGAAATGTTATTACCTGTAGCAAAGTTTGTGGTAGACCAATTTGTATCGGACGCATTGTATGCAAGTATAGAACCTGCAGTCTTATTTAAAGTACTTACTCCTGAAAGGTTATCAATATTAAATGCACCTGAAGTAACTCTTTTTACAGGTGTTCCTACTTTGAGTTTCTTTACTCTGACTGTGGTGTCTTTATAGATGACAGCATTTATTTTAATCTTTGGGTCTCGGTATATAACTGAAGGCATATTTAATCTATCTTGTTACTGAGGGTGAAACTTCTACTTCTCCTTGTAGTATTCTTTCGATAATAGTATTGTTATTATCGTCTACAAAGGAAAGTTCTACATCATACACATAACGACCTCTTGTTTCAAGGGCATCTGTGACTGCGTTAGTTAGGGATAATGTTACGATACCTGCTGTTGGGGGTGTCGCAATAACTGAGTTGAAAGATACTGTTGAGGGGTCTCCAGCGGAGTCAGCATATCTTCTTTTCATTTTTGAGGTTACTGTTCTGTTTGTTAAGTCATAAACACTACCACTATCGTGAACGAGATGTATTTCTATCGCGACATCTGTGCCTTGGTTTATTACAATATCTTCGTGTGATACTAGTGCCATTTTTTAATTCCATTTTACTTAATCGTTACATCTATTTATATGTTTTTGAAACCCTATATCAGAGAAATAAAAATATATTTTATGCTTGACTTTTCTTTAAAAGTATAGTATAATTAAAGTACTCTTTGGGGAGGGATGGATATACTAATTATTAATTCTATAAATCTTAATTCGTATAAGTAGTAATACATAATGTTAAGAAATAAGAATACTGGGGGAGGTTAGATATCCATTATCTCCTGTATTGTTTCTTCTTGTATATTAGCACTCATCTCAGTACGATTAAACATATACGATACAGTCATTCTCCAACAATCAGTTTCCGCAGAATGATACACTAGTTTACTTTCATGCTCATTATATGAACCGAAGTATCCTGCCTTACAATTCCAACCCTTTCTGTCTTTCATTACAATCGTTTCACCAGTCTCTCCATCTATATATTGAAAGTGTCCATCCCCTGTTTCACTCCACGAGAATATAAGGTTGTAAGCACTCGCGTTTGCATTATTGTGCCACCCAATAAATCCATTAGGTGGATACATTGTGGTTAGAGCATTGTTCTTAGTGCAAAGAATAGAACATAATTCCGTATTGTAATCACTGTATCTTTTAATGAGTTCTGCCGCATGTGTATTGTCCTTTATATTTGATTCTAGTTTATCTGCTTTAAGTTCATACGAACACATATCCTCAGGGTATCCGTTATGGTCTCTACCCATAAAAACTAAATTGTCTAAATATTTTTTTGAGGTAAAATGTTTCCGTGATTTGGTGTTACCTATTCTCTTTATTGTTTTCATTACAAGGTCTTTATTCTCGTAATACCAAAGGAAGTTATTTAATGCCTCCTTGACATATGGATTATTTATAGGTATATCCCTCACACCAATGCCTTATCCTTTTCAAGACAACCTGAATAATGTCTGAGTATGACAGGTTTGTTCTCAATTGATTTTAGATTCTCATACTGATATTGCGTAAAGTAGTTCCAACGAATGTCATCATGAAAGAAACCTATCTTGAGGTCTTTATACTTTTCCATTTTTTCTGTCATGTACCATAGTGTTGTTTGATCAAAGACTTTTAAATTTTTATCCCATTCATCTATTCTTGTGAAACACTCTGGTTTCCAGTTACCTTTTTGCTGTTTATCATATAACTCATACCACTCATTCATAAACTCTTTCACTAGGGGATTGGAACTTCTATACAGGCACACTCCACCGCATAAACTGAACCAACCCCCTTTTTCTATATGGTCAACCTCAAAATGTCTCACTGAATAATATCTGGAGCGTTCTTCAGTAAGTTCATGAAACACCATATCATTCTCGCCAAGGTTATCCCATACTGTCATAATATCTTCGTGTTCACATTCCATATCGGCATCAATATACATAGTAACATCATATGGAGAGTTTGCCATACCCCATAACTTTGCACGATAGTGATCATCGCATAATATAATATTGTCAGCAATATCTTCTCTACCATCAAGAAATCTTTCTTCCGTAACGAAAGTGATATGTGCCTCCGGATAGAAGTCTTTGATTGACTCTATAAGATTAATGGCATATATATAAAAGTTGTTCTTTCTTGACGCAACAATAATAAACCCCTTATTCATCTTTCAGACTTTCTTGGAGTATCATCATAGCATATAGATTAACTTCGATAGTTGATTTCGACCTACGAAGTTTTGATTTAAGTTTTCTATTTTTAGTTAATTTTATTTCAGGTATCTCAAAAGTTTCTAGTTTGTACTTGAAAAGTTTCTCTAGTTTCTTTGCCTTCTGTAACTCTTTTTCACTTTCGAGTTTTACCTCTGCTTCTCTTTGTTTTCTTCCCTTGCGTTCTACTGTAGAAGCATCAATAACATCTTCGCCGAGAAAGGTTAAACATTCTTGAAAGAGAGGATTTTTTTCTTGAAGTTTCATAACCTTAGTTATGATTTTTCCATCCGGAGAAACTTCTTCGCTAATACAATTTAGAATTTTTTTCTTGGGTGTTTCCCAGAAAGCATTATCTTTCCAAGTTCTTTCCATAATAAATCTCCACAATCAAGTATATCTATATGTTATTTATGCAGTCCTTACATATAGTTTATATGTGACAATGTCAGCGTATGAATTATCTTGGATAGTATCACCTGCAAAGGTGTTTGTGAATGTGGGTGTGAAATTAGTAGTAAAGTTTGTAGTACTTGTAATTGATTCAGAGAAACCTTGATATTGTGTAGTAGATGTTGATGTTCTTGGCGAACCAGTAAAGGTTGTTGTGTAATTGACTGTTCTAGGTGTACCAATAAAGTCTCGAGTAAATGTGCTTGTAAACGTATTTGTAAAATCGTTAGTAGAGGTTCTTGTTGATATTCTCGTACTTGGTGTTCCTGTACTAGTAGTTGTTGCAGTTGTAGCGGAAAACTTATATAAGACCATATTACCAATTCCATAAGGTCTAGAATGAAACCCTGTTCGTGCATATGTAACACCTCCACTTACGATAGTTGTAGGACTACCTGACGAAGTTGCAACAATTGTTCCGTCAATAAAAACATCTGTACGGTCAGTTCCTGTGCCATTATATATTCCACTAGTGAATTGCCAAGCAATATAGGATTCAGTGATATTATTATATGTCGTAGTTGTTCCAGGATTAGTATATGTTCCTGTGAATGTACTTGTGAACGTACTCGTAAAAGTACCTGTGAATGTACCTGTGAAGGTTCCTGTATAAGAAGAGGTTCTTTGTGAAGAAAAGTCTTCAGTTCTTGTAGTTGAAGTTCTTGAACTAGAGAAGTCTTGGGTGCTTGTAACTGAATTTCTCGTATTTGTGTATTGAGTTATAAAATTAGCAACCCTTGTCGTAGAAGTTCTTGGTGTTCCTGAAAACGTTCCAGTATAATTGACCTGCGTTATTGAGTTTCTTTTATCAATTGCTTCGCCTCTTTGAACCCATGTTCCTGTCTCTGAGGGAGTAGAAGTTCTAATTAGATATGAACCGATACCAAGATTAGTGCTTGTGTTTAATGCAAGATATCTATCAAGGCAATGTTTTGCAGTTGCTTTCATCTTTGCTAAAGACATTAATTGTAACCCTTGGAAATCTCCTGTCTGACCACTTGCTCTTTGAACACACATAGTAGAAATAGCAGAAGGAGTAGATGGACTTGACGTCATAGTCTTTCTTTGATAAAGGTTAAAAACGGTATCAGTATCGTCTGCGTCTGTAGTAGTGTCGGTCATGACATTTGCAATAGCAACAGCATAATTTGAAGCAGGACTAGGGGCAGAAGAACCTAAGTAAAAAGTTCCAGGATAATTATTTGAGTATATTATACCTGCAAGAGTTTCTCCGAGCGCTAATTGGTCTGCATCATTAAACTCGCGTATCTCTTGTTGAATACCTGTTTTAGATTGATACAAAGGATTGCGAAAATTTGTTGGTAAAGAGGGAACAGAACCACTTTGTTGATATATGTTAGTTGTAGTATTTGTCACACTAAGTGTTCCATGGTCACCAACATCACCATCATATTCTGAATTGTTTAAAGAACCAATCAGTTCATCAGTATCCCCAGTAGTTCCAAGAGCACCTAAAGATGTTTGACTATATGTTCCGGATGAAGTTTGTAACTCTAACCCTGCAAGATATGCAATGTAGTTATGTTCAGAAGTCGTTATCTCCTGAACATCATTAGCAGATTTATGTTTTAATGGTAATCGAGACATCAATTACTCCTAATTCAATACTGTCGTTCCGTCAGCAGCATATATCAATGGGATACTTGCCTTCAACTCATTTATGGCATCTACAATACAAGTTTTATCAGTTGTTGTTAATGAAGCAAGGGTTCTTTTAGTACCACCTTCTGCATTAAATAGGTCTGCTTCTATTTCATTTACTGCGGCAGTCAGATTAGTTGCTGTTGTGGTAAGGTTTCCGATAGTACCTATTGCATCGTTATTTGGAGAAGCACCAGTACTATTAATTGTATCAATTTCTTCTTCAAGTTCTCGTATAGCAGCACCTACGTTTGACGCAGTAGTTCCCATTGCGACAGCAGTAATTGTCCCTAGTTTAGTATTGATTGTACTGATAGCACTAGTGTTGGTTGCTACGTTACTTGTTGCAGTAGCACCTTCATCGTGAACTTCTTTTATCGCAGTAACAACTGTTGATGCCGTTGTCCCTAAGTTAGTTGCATTGATTGTACCAATGTTAGTATTTAATGTAGCAATATTAGTTGTCGCAGCAGTTACCTCTGTATGGTTTTCGTTAATTGCTGTAGCAACTGTAGTAGCACTTGTGCTAAGAGAAATACTTGGCGTTATAGTTCCTGCCATAGTAACATTCGCACCCGCAAACGTTAATGCTGTAGTTGTACCAGATTTCAGAATTAGATTACCACTACTATTCTCTAGGGTTGAGAAAACAACTCCTGCATCTTTAAGCACTACATCTCCTGTAGCATCAAGAGTAATTGCCCCTGAAGCATCAACACTAAATGCACCTGAAGCAATATCAAACGCATTTGAACCCGCACTAATACCTTTCGCGGAGGCATCAAAGACACCTTCTATTTCTGCAATCGCACCTGTAACGGTAGTTGCAGTTGTACCCATTGCAGTGTCACCCTGTAGTAAATCAAGTTCGTTTATTGCGTCAACAATACAAGTTTTGTCGGTAGTTGTAAGCGAAGCAAGGGTTCTTTTAGTACCACCTTCTGCATTAAATAAGTCTGCTTCTAATTCATTAATTGCTCCTACTACATCTGAATCTTGTGATGTATTAAGTGCGCCTGTCGCTCCTAAGTCAATAGAGACAGTATTAAATTTAGTCACCAAATCCGAGAAGGTATTGGTAATAACAAGTTTCGGTTTATTTGCTGGTGTGGTCATTATAGTTTCTCTATTATAGTGTTTAAGAGTTGTTTCATCTCAGAGACATCTGCCTTAAGTTGTTCGAACTCATTTTCCTTTTGTTTTCTTAGTTCTTTTCTTTCACGTGCTTCTCTAATCTCACTTTTATTTATATTTAAAATGGTTCCAGTATTCCTATCACGAGCAAGACCGACACCATTTGTTACTTTTACTAAATTGTTATTCATATTATGTTGCTAATGCTATTGACCTAAAGTCTCTAATGATAGGTGGTGCAGAAGAGTTTGAACTTCTCATTTCAATCTTATATTGATAATGAGTAAACTCATCAAGGTCACCTCCTGCGCCGCCTATCAGATATCTATATTCTCTGAAAGAAGAGGTATCCGGAGGAACATTTTCTTCTTGAGTCTGAAGAGTCCAATCTACATCTGTTATATCGTCCCCTTCATTAGCAACTCTAAAGTACAACCTAAAGTCTGCTTCACTTGGTCTTAATGCATTAAGAATAACTTTCAACCCAACTGCAGGTTCATCTAATACAGATACTCCAGTATGGTGCTTAGCAAGAGCAGAACCACCAAAGGCATTAGTCTCTGCAATATAATTTAATGGAATATTAAACCCTGTGGTTTCTGTACTACCCGATATTTGTTTATCTATAAGGTTAGATATTGTTGTTATAGAAGACCTCTGAGCATTTATAGTGGGAGAGACATCTAAACTAGTTGATGTTAATGCCATATTAAAGGTCGTTGAACGAACTAGAGTACCTGCTGGTTCAATTGAAGCGATTTCATTTGCTCTGTTTGCAATCATTCTAGGTTTAGTGAAGAAGTTTTCTTCCCCTATAGATAAACCTGTAACTGCCGCTTTACCATATGCTGTTTCTGAACCTGCCAAAGAACTTCCGTTTGTAAACTCAGAAGTAAATCCAATTTTTGTATTATCTGGAACAAGAGCAGTAAAGTTCGGAATAACACCATCAAAGTTTCTTTGATCAGGGAATCTAAATCCTGACCCACCAGTTCTACCTGTTGTATCAGCATTACCACCTGCGTTGAAAGTGAAACCAAATCCGTCAGCAGCAGTTACAACCCTATTACCATTTAGATTTGCAGCACTAATACCATTATTGTCACTTCCTGTTACTCCAGAAATTGTTACAGTATCGTCTTTTCTATAACCATGTCCTGGAGCAAGAACAGTAATCGCAGCAGAACCGCTTGTAGTGAATAAAGGATTAGTTCTAAGTAATAAGTTTTGTGTATCTGTGTTTTCAAATACCGCAGTGCCTCCTGCTGTATCAAATACAGCATTATGTATTTTGAACATAAGGTCTTTTGTTTGGTCTGGTTCCCATGTAGAACCATTTTGTGACTTAAAGAGTGAACCCATACTAGGTTGTCTGTTAACCTTTGCTTCAGTTGAACCAAGTTCATATTCATATGTTTCTGCAACATATGCCTCAAATTCTACTGATTCTGCAAGAAGAACAATCGCATACTCTGTGTTTGGATTTAAGAAAATTGGTTGATCAAACTCGAATGTTGTAGGATGACCAAGAACACCAGTCATATCTTGTTCATCTGCATCTGGAGTTTCTACAGCACCACCATCTATAAATTTAACAGCACCCGTAACAATTTCACTTGCAGAAGGAACACCATTTACCATAGGTCTTATCTGTAATTGTATAGGAACACTTGCATCTGCACTTTTAAAGTAACAATCCACTTTAGTTACAAACATTCCTGATGATTTGGTAACTCGGAATGACTGAGCAAGAGGGTCTTGTGCTCTTCTTATTTGATCAAATTGTCTTATAGTTTGTACGCGAGTAGAAAGTGTGCCAGCGGTTGTATACAATGCTGCTGCAATGCTTGTTGCTGATTCATCATTATTCGCACTTATATCTAGTAACTTAAATTCAACCTCTCCAGTTCGGAACCTTACACCTGTATCTTCTGCATCTTCGTCCTCCGGAAGAGAATTACACGGAATGAAGAAAGAACCTTCTACCTTTCCTTCGGCAGATGATGTGAGTGCAGCAGTACCTTGAGGATGTTGGGTTGATTCTCTGAATTCATCGCCATATTCAACTCCGCCTGTTTCTGAGTCAGCGAAGTTAGCAAATGCATCATCACCCTTTATAAAGTTGTCTACGGAGACTCCATCGAAGAAAGCATAGAATCTTGTATTAGGTTTTAATCCTTCCGCTCTGAAGAATATTTTTCTTGACCTTATGAAAGGTATGAATGTGACAGATACTTCTCTATCTTCAATCACTTCACGAATAATTCCAGCACCTGTAACGATTCTAGGAGACCTAGTTTGTTCTGCTTGTCTGGAGGCAAATGCCTCAAGTGCTGGATTAGTAAATGCTCCTAGACCGAAAAGTCCACCGCCTCCACCTGCACCTGCTGCTTGTGCTCTAACATCATTAGTAGGTCTTGATGAAGTACCATTCCAGTTCCACATTTGGTCGCCATTCCAACCTGTGAATGTACCTGCGTCAACTGTTCCGAAACCATTCATTGGGAAGAAGTTATTTGTTGACCAATCCCATCCAACTCTTGGAACCATTGTGATTAAAGGAGGTTCAAATACAGTATCTACCCATTCGTCTGAAGTGGGAGATAATGTTATATTACCTACTCCTGTAATTACAGCAAATGGGTTTACATTTTCTGTTCCTGTTGCCTTAATTTGTTTTATCGCTGAGTCTTCACTATAGTTAATGAAGACTGTATCGCCCTTTAATATAGTGTTTGTTGACTTATCAGAATCATATCTTAAAGTGAAATTGTTTGTCAACTGTTGATTTTGCATAGTTCCAAGGGATGGGTCAATCGCAGAACGATTCTCTACATTATTGAAATCAGTAAAGGCACGATTTCTAAAGTTATCAACAAAGAACCCTGACTTAGTTCTGATATTACCACTTCCGTCTAGTACTAATAAAGAGTTTGTATCAACCTCTAGTAAATTTAAAGAAGTTGTCTCTTCAATTTTATCAATACGTTTCTCTAATTTAGAGATGTCATTCATTGTAAATCGTTTTGCTTCAATTGGATTTATGGCAAGGTCTTTTTCACTTAGTCCATAAGCATTATGAGATATTTCAAATAATGGTAAAGTTCCTTCTGGTGTAGGGGGAAGTGATGCATCAAGAGCAGCAGTACCTGTAATATTCTTTATTATACCTTGTTCTGTTATAACAATTTTATCAGAACGGTTAAGATAGTTTGTTACATCTCCACTAAAGAAATCTCCATTTTTAGGAAGTTCATGCATAGTAGCGTCTCTGCCACCACTAGCATCACCAAATGTTCCATCAGAGTCAACAGCAGAACGGAAGTCTATAACATCCCTTAAATTAGCAACTACTGTTCCATTTGATTTTAAGTCTGGTATTTTATTGTATGCTATCTCACCGTCATATGAATCAACTGAAAAGAAATCTCCATCTGTTGCATGCTCGAAGTGTTTATATTTTACAAAAAGAGTTCCTGTTGGGTCGGTTGTACCCTTATCTAAAACAAGTCTTGCATTTGCGTAGTGACTTACTCTTTGTCCGTTATCAACATTAAACTTATGCGACAAGTCTGTTCCATTTGTATTGGTTTGTTTTATTTCCGATACTGATATAATATCTGTATTATGTAAGTCAACATATTTCACTCCGGTTCTACTATCTGTCAATAGACCTTGTGTTAAATCTACTGATAAAGTTTTTTCACGAAGAAATTTTCTCCTACGCGATGCTGATGCTTTATTGACCTTTGCTAATACTGTTACTGCTCTACCACTAACAAGAGAAGTATTGATAGCAGCAGAAGTAAAGGGAGAATTTATTGTAAACGTTGATGCCGCAACATCTCCTGTTGTAGTATCTGTTACTATCCACTCACCACTACTTACAAAAGTTTCTCCAGTCGCTAATCCGGATATTGAGAAGTCACCATTAGTGCCTGTTGAGGCAGTGAAAAGTCTTTGAACTTCGAAGTTACTGCTTGATATAGTTTTGATACGAGGATAAGATGTGCTATACACGAGTGTATTATTACCTGACTCTTTTAAAACTGCTTTAGAATTTTCTAGTAAAACGTTTGCAAATCTTATTGTTGATAAACCAATACTTTTAACGTCACGAATATTTTTAGTTGCATTCATTTTAATATCAAATAAATAGACTTTAAAGTTACTGCCGTCTTTTTCTACTGATCGAACTCTTGCAGTACCTAATGTTAAAGTTGTACTATCTGTATATCCTGCTTTGTCTCTTAGGTTGATCACCTCAAATGAATCTATACCAAACTTACCTTCAAAGGTATCACATATAAAATATGAACCATATGAGACTGGAGCAATATCATTATCAAGTACTGTTGTTGTTCTTGGTTTTAATACAGTTAAAGTTGTTGGTTTGTTAGTTACCGCACGATATCCGTTTATGTATGCGACTCCTGGAGATATAGTAATACTTTGATTAGTGCCAGCATCTAAAACGTTTGACTTAAATCTTTTTACGATATAGTTTCCTGATTCTTCTTTTGTTCTTGTAGCAAGGACTTCAGTTATTTTATTATAATCATCTGTACCTGATACTTGATCAACAATTTTACCCTCAAACACATCACAGTAATAAACAAAGTTTTCATTAGCAGCAACTTCATCCCTTGTTGTTAAAGTAAGTTGAATCCTATATCTATCTGCTCCTGGAGATGTTTGATTAGGTGTTGCTCCTTGATTATCAAATAATGCGTCAGTATCTGTAGATGTTATTATATCTTCTGTTATTTTAAAACCAATAACTTTACTAGGATTTTGTGTATACTTAGAGAGTATAAGACCTTGTTCTTTAACGAATACGAAATGACCCCTTACAAAGAAGTCTCCTGAAGCATTATTAATCTTAGAACCACGACCCACAACGGGTTGTTTATCTAAACCTGCAGTTACAAGAGTTGTACTTCCGCTTGATAATGTTTCTGATACGCCAAACCTTACTGCTGAAGCACCAGTCCCACCATCTTTTGTCGAAGTGTACTGTATATAAAGAGTGTCTGGGTCATCACCTACTGCATCTACAACCTCAAGAACCCTTGCTTTTGCGCCATTACTTCCTGTAAATTCTAATCCTATAAGACTTGAGTTTAATATATTTGTTAAAGAGTTTGTTGCAAGTTTAACAAATTCATAATCATTATTAAGAGATGGACCTCCTGGATTTACGGCAGCACCATCTTTGAATATATTACGACCAAATCTTCCAATCTCTTCTTGTATAATTGTTTGCATCTGAGTGAGTTCGCGTGCCTGTAACGCGCGACCACTATTAAATAATATGCGGTGATAGTTATCACTATCCTTGTAGTCATCCTTATATGTTGACGAAAAGACATTTGAGGTAAAAGTTGTTGGCATTATTCTATTATCCTAAAGTTGTATGACTATTTTAATGTCTTCTGTTTGGTCTGCTGAACGAGTTACTGCTGCTCTATTATCTATATATAACACATCTCCAGTTGAGATATCTACCTCTGCTGCAGTTATATGAGAACTACCATGGATAGTTCCGTTACCGCCATCACCTCCAGTTAATGTATTTCCTACACCAAAAGTCCCATAACCTGTTGTGTCATTTTGATGGAATGTTAGTGTTTGCCCATTTGTAGATATAGCATCTACAACTGCCTTTGCGCCTGTAGTACTATCTGTTATAGTTTCATCAACAGAAAATGCTGCAGTGGGTGCACCACTTAATATTAATTTCCTTAAAGCAAGACCTGTTGAAGCAGTAAAGAGTGTACTACCATCTGTTGTTATATTTCTAAACAACCCTACTTGACGGAAATCATTTCCTATTATGAAATCTCCACTACCATCTGCTCCATCTGGTTTTACTACAAACATAATAGAACTTGAACGTAAATCAACTCTTGGGTCACTACCTAAACCGCCTTTTGAGGCAAATATGGGTCTAATGACCGCAGCAGTAGTTGGTGAACCACCTGTAATTTTCACAATAGCATTAGTGTATCCTGTACCTAAGTTTGCAGGAGTTCCGATACTTGTAACTTCTACTTTAGAAATTGCACCACCACTCAAAGTTGCTGTTGCGACAGCACCAGTCCCATCACCTTCAACAGCAAGAGTTACTGTTCCGCTATACCCTACTCCTCCAGATACAACTTCATATCCTAATATTTGTCCAGATACTGCAGCATCTTGTGCTGCTTTCTGTTGAGTTTCAGTAGCATTTCCAGGAGTACCAACTAATTTAACAGGAAGGAAATTAGCAGCAACGAACTTACTTACGTCTGCCGCAGATATAGAATATAAAAATCTCCACGCATATCCATCAGAAGTTTCAAAAATAATATAAGGGTTTGATGATTGTAAGGTGGGTTGTACTGTAGAATTTTGTACCACGCCATCAATTTTATTGTTTTGAACGCAAACGAATACGTCATTTTGGTCGTTCATAACATAATATGGGTTACTTGGGGCAACTGCTTGCTTGTCACTATATGCAGAGTATTTAGCATTCGCAGTCCAGTTATGTCTTTCAATAACAAACGTTGCGTCTGTATCTGCTACTTTCTTAACAGATTGAAGAGAATTTCTAAATAACCTTTCTTCGTAATCTGTATTTTCTGCAGGAATGGTTGTGTCTGTTGAGTTCCATTCTTCTGACCTACCTATACCGATATGATAATGGTTTGAAGCATTATCAAAGTCATCTTTAATAAACCCTATAGTATCTCTTTTGAATGTATTTGTTAATATTGCCATTTTATGCTACCGTTCCACCATGTGTTGATATTAATTGCCACTGAGTTCCATCAAACATAAGAGTTGCGGTCTTATGCTGCGCTAATGCGATTGATGTTCCTGCACCAAAAGCGGCAGGAGTTATTGTTACTGTACTCGAGTTTTTATTTATAATGAATATTATTTGTCCTTGTGTACCGTTTGCAAGAGAAGAAGCATAAACACCTGCACTACTATTAAAAATATGTGTAGTTTTAGACAAAGACATTACATGCCCATTACCTTCAGTAATAATTGAAGAAGTGCCTGATGAGAATGCAGAACCTGTTGTTACGGTAACAAGTCCTGTTCCCTTACTCGTAACATTGAGTCCAACATTATTATCTGAACCTGTTGCTTCTAATGTAGGGTTATCACCTGTTGCGGCATTTGTAAGTTTGAAATGATTTACCGCACTTCCTGTCGAGGTTATCTCAACGAGTTCATTACCACTTGCATCTTGTATCTCAGTACCAATCTTAGGTGAGTTTATTGTAGGAGTTGTTAGTGTCTTGTTAGTAAGTGTATCTGTTGTTGCTTTACCAATTAAGGTATCCGTTGCGGCAGGTAAGGTTACTGTGACATCTGCAGTTGAAGCAGGTCCAATCAGAGTTGCCTTATTTGTTCCGTTGTTTGTACCTTCTAAGAATTCTATCTTACCCGCAGTAGTTGCAGTAGGACTTAATATAGGATTCGTTAATGTCTTGTTTGTAAGTGTTTGAGTCTCAGCATTGAGGGTAACTGTACCATCGGCATTAGGAAGAGTAATCGTTCTATCTGCGGTTGGAGTTACTACAGTAAGTGTTGTCTCGTAATCATCATCACTACCACTACCCTCAAACTCTACTCCAGTGGCATTAAACCTTACGGCATTAGTTAAACTATCACCACCTAATATTGTATAGAGTTCAGTAAAGTTTTCGTTAATCTTTTGCGCACCTTGACGAAGTGTATCGCCACCACCGTCATTCGCTGAACTTCCTTTATTTAATATTTGTTTTGCCATTTATAATATTCCTAATTCTTTATTCTATTTATAATAGTTATTGACTTATATTTTCAATTATTCGTGTTTACCTTGGTCTAATGTTTCGAATGCAAAGTCATTTGAGAAGTCAATACTATCATCATCAAAGGTTGGTGATGTTGCGAGTTGTGCTTCACGTAAACTTCCATACTGATTATTTATCTGTTCAATAGTAATACCGCTCGTTCCGTCGAATATCATACTTACAATCTCAGGTCGTATTCTACTTGTACTTGTTGACCCATCTGCTGCAGTATCTGTTACAATAGAAGTATGGTCTATAAATGCAGAGGCAGCAAAGGATGCTTGATTATGAACAGCGAATGGTGGGGGAGGTGCAACAATCACATCCGGAGCAAGTATAGTATCTAAGGTTGCACTTACTATTTGTATCTCTGAACCTAAGTAAGTTCCAGCAGGATGAACGAAAAGTTTGTACACATCTCTCCATTTATCTTGAGTTAGTTCTGACTTAATAAGTATTGCATGTCTTTGATATAACTTGTTATCTGTTATATACTTTTCACTAGTAGTTCCAATTTTATCACCAACATTAAATATGTTTTTCTTTGTGTATATAATGTCGGGGTCTATACCAAAGAATGTTCTAAAGAATTGTTGTATAGAATACTTTGTACCCTTTGACCTAAACAATATATTAGAGTACTTTGATGCTGCACGTTTATCTTGAAACCCTTCAAAGAAAGACTGACCTAATAACAATTCATCTTCAATAAATGAAAGGAGGTTTAAGTCTGTTTGAGATATATCCCTTGTTTTGAAAAGTTCATTAACAAGTTTAGATGGGGATGAATTTGAATCCTCAAAATGATAGTATTGGTCGAGTAAAGTAATTAATCTAGGATACTCAGTGCGAAAAAACTCTGGAAGGATTTCCTTTACAGAGTATTTAGGTAAAGAAAGTTCTCTCCTATTATAATCTAAAAGTGTTATGTCCTTATTTGTAGACATTAAGTATTAACTCCATCTAGTACGTCAACAACCTTGGTGAAAGTTTTGGCACTATCTAAAACTAAAACGTCTTGTCTTTGAGGAGATATTGCACTTTGATTTGCGGGAACTGCACTTAGTTTTATAAACGAATCGCCTGAAGTCAAAGAGTCAACTTGAAGACCAACTAACCTTACTACATCATTAGAATAGTCTCCGATATTATCAATAATTACTGTACCAGAATTACTGTTAAATATTTCAAGAACATTTGACTTTAATCTGTTTCGTATTATGCAAACATTCCCTTTAAATAAAAATGGGTCAGAAGTAACTCTATAAAATTCATCGTCTGGTGCTGCTATAGGTGCAGCATATCTAAGGGTATGATTTTGTATTGCTGTGAGAGTAGGTGTGAACCTTCTTTGCATTTTTATTTCTTGTCTTGATGATAATACTGCGGCACTTGTAGCATCTACCAAAGATAATAAGTTTGACCTTCTGAATGATTGACCAAATTTACCAGTGTTGTTTGTGAAGTAATTTGATATCGCTACATTAACCTCTCCTTCTATTGTATTCCTAGAAAGGGTAGTTAAGTTGTCATTGAATTGGAAAAAGGTTGTAACTTCAATAAACGTCTTTATGGGGTCTTCGAACTTAACATCAAATGAGGCAACAGATAATTGCTCTGCTAAATCTAGGATATCTTCTTTAACTGATGTATCTTGCCCTGATTCTATAACCTCATCATTAAAGAGTATTGAAACGAACACCACACCAAATTCTGGTTCTAATGCATCTTCTCCACCAAAGGATTGTATATCACTAATGAATGTTGAGAAGTTTTTAAGTATCAACGCAGAGTAATCTGCGGCAGTTACCATTCTATTCTGTGATGCGTATTGGAATGGAGCATTCTTACGAATACTTTCTATACCTTCTTTTGAACTACCGCCAACAGCGGGAGATACTGTTGATACAGAAAGAGTATATCCAACATTATTTATGAATACCTGTTGTGATGCCTCAAACACCTTTGCTGTATTCGCGGCACTACCATTGGTTGAGATATATTCTACTTCTACTTTTGCACCAACGTTAGGTGCTTTACCGAGTGTGGAACCATTACCAAAAGATAAATCAAAGTTTCCGTTTGGTGCTTCGCGTAATATATAAAGTGTTGAGTTTTCATTAATTGTTTGAGCATTTACTATATTAGAATATGTAGTGAATGTTGATGAGGTTGCTGAATCATAGACCCTTACTATTGCAGTAGACATATCCATATTTTTGTCTGGAATAACATAGATAGGATTATTTGATGCTTTCAATGCTATGAACGTTTTTGTTCTTTGCAGACCCTCTATAATCTTTATATTTGTTTCTCCGGATATATCTGAAAAAATAAAATTACCATTATTATTCACTGCGCTTATATCTTCACGAGTTTGAAATATATAACTCTCATCATCTACTGTAGCATTGAATTTAAAGTTTTCGTTTATTTGAATAAGGGGTGGAGCAATCACGCCACTACCACTAACAACAAGAGATAAATTTATAGTTGCTTGTGATGAGGTTCTAGAATCAGCAACATACCCTATACCCTCTGCAAGAGATAAGACTGAACTTCTAAGTTGCGCTGTACTCAGGAATGATTCGTTCAACGCAAAGTTTGCGGTAAGACCGTTGTAATGTGTGTTGTAGGCAAGTACGTCAAGAATACTCGATATTCCTGATGCTTCAAAATCAAAGTCTTCGAACTCACCAGAGTTTCTAAGAGAATCCTTTAGATTGTTCTTTATACTATTAATATCTAGTGATGTTGAATTTATTGTAGTTGCCATTTATCTTAACCTTGCGAGATTTGTGGTTAACTGAACCACCTCAGATGTATTTCTTACTTTAAATATTATTGTCACATTAACAGAATTTTTATAATCATCTGATGTTGCAGTAATAATATTAATTACTTTTGCTCTAGGTTCACTAGAATGAATTGTTGATACTATTCTTTGTGTGAGAATAAAATTTTCACCATAATCTGCTAGTTCAAATAAAGCACTTCTAATATCTCCACCAAATTGAGGTTTAAATGGTTTTTCAAGTCGGTTAGTCATAATTAGATTTTTAACTGCTTGTTTAACTGCTGCAGCATCATTCTTTTTATAGATATCTTTTGATGTTGGTTTTGCAGAAAGGGTCAAGTCTATATCGACATACTTGCGTGTTCGACTAATCTCTACTGAGTTAGTTCCTAAGTTTATATCTTCTTGTGCGAATGCTCTTCTTGTCATATTCTTATTTATATGTTTTTAACATTACTTTTTAAATAAAATAATATTATTGTTGTATTATCGGTTCTGATACTGTTATTCCATCAGTTAAATTATTATTAGTTATTTCAACTAAACTTCCTGATGCTTGTAGTTGTCCGTTGAAGAAAGTCACTAACGATGCCTTCTCACCGAACCCTGCTCCAGGATTATACTTAATATCATAATTTGCTGGCACGCTAGGCATTTCTAAACCAATTTGTGCAGTAAGACTTTTATCCGGATTGTATTGATCATAATCTAAATATAAAACGTCATAATCAATATGATCGAACCAATACTTTGCTACATCATAAGTACGTTCTAAATCAATCAAACCATTAGTTCCAATTACTTGATAATACACAAGTCTTCCCGTTGCTTTTAATTGCATCTCTGGACTTGTAAAATCTGGAATTTCGCGATAATAGATTCCTTCACTTACAATTACTCGAACATCATTAAACCTATCTGTATTCCCATTTATTAAGGACATTGCTCTTGAGTGTAGGGTTAAATTTCTTGCTATTTGAACTCGCCCTAATTCATTTGTTATATATCTGAATGAAGTTCTATCTCCATATGCCCCAAGAAACTTTGCTATTGAAATTCCTGGAGCAAGTTTAGTCCTAGAACTTATAGGTGATAAATTATTAGGGTCGTATAACGGGTCTGGTATCAATCTTGTCATTCTAAAATCTCTTTCCTCTATTATCTAATGAGTTACCTATTGCTGTATACCCATACCTGCCTCTATCTTTTTGAGAAAACGAAGCACTTCTTCCTGTGAGTGCTGGGGGAACTGCGTTTAAATATGTTTTATGTAACTTTCCATCAATTATAAGTTTTGCTCCAAGAAGAGTATTTAGTCTTGTATCTACATTCCTAAATGCTGACCTTATTTCTTGTGTTGTAGGTTTTCTTCTGAAAGTGTCAAGATAGTAGTCATAACTTTTTGTTTCATTTCTTATAAAGTCTCCAGCGTCAACCGTTGTATGCTGTATAGGTTTTGAGAGTGCTAAGTCTCTTCTTAATGGACCATCAGTTGGTATTAAATTATTTGCGAGGTCGCGAACTTCTTTAGGGTTTAATGGAATATGACCACCATCTTCTGCTTCTTGACTAAAGTTTGCCATCATATCTTTAACTGCCATAATACCAGAGATAGCACTTGCAGCAGCAATAAACCCTGCTGCTGCAGTACTTGTTCCAACAGCACCAAGCGCAGTAGATGATGCGAGAGCAAGAACAGAACTATTCGCTTTACTTGCATGTAATGCTTTATCCGCAGTACCTTTAAATGTTCCGTGAAATATAGCAGTTCTATATCCGGATGGGTTATCAGAACTATCAGACTGAGAAAGTCCAAAACCATCTGAATCATCAGCATTAAAAGGAGAGGTAGTTATTGGTTTATTTTCTTCTTCAGAACCTCCACTGAAAGTTTGTCCAGTAAACCTTATATGACTACCACCTATAAGACCAGCGGTTCCTTTTATGTTCAGTGCTATTGGTGCTGTTATGTTAACGTCTGGGGAGACAATATCAATTTGTGATTCAGAGGATATTAAGAAATCTCCACGAGAAGTAGATTTGTAATCACCTTCTGTTCCGTCTTCCCTATTCCCCTTAACATAATTAAAGTCATTTGATAACATAGTTCTTGTATTAGTTTTAAGAACCTTTTCTGTTTTAGTATTTAAATATTTTTCTATACATGGTCCAGCAACTTCAAGTTTGTGTGCCCTATTAGTTCTTGTATTGTTGTTTCCTGCTACATTAAGATTGTAATCTCCTCCAACCTCTACATTATAGTCACCACTTACTTTAAGATTAAGGTTTCCGTTGTATACAAGATTACCATGACCTTCAATAATTACGGTTTGGTCTCCCCCTGTCACCTCAACCTTATTATTCAATGCAGATATTACAACCGTACCATCAGCACGTAACTCTACACCCGAACCTTTACGGTGTTTGATGAGGACTCGTTCTCCTCCTGGAGTATCATCCATCTCAATAACATGACCACTTGGGGTTTCATCTACTTGATTGAAAGGATATTGTGATGGCATTTGTTTTGGGATTCCTAAAGGAACACCAATCTCACCACCACCTGTATAGAGTTGGTTTACCTTAGTACCAAGTGCTGCTTTGTTTATAGACGAACCAAAGTTATATTCTCTTCTTGGGTAATCCCCTGAAGCATTCTGCATTCCATCTGCAGAAACCCCTTCACTGATTTCTTTACCAATACCAAAGTCATTTACTCTACTGTCAAATTTATTTGTTTTTGTTGTCATTATTTTACCTTAATTAGTTTTTGGTCCGAGATATTTTCCGCTTTCGTCATATCTAGAGTCTTCTTGAGTTAGGTTTGTTGATGTAAATCCTTTTCTTCTCATAAATTCTCCAAGTGGTCTGTTTCCGTGGTTTTGAGGAAGAACCCCTCCGCCTTCTCCGCATTGAAGTGGACCTTTATCTAAATGTATGAAATAACCATACAAGTGAACCCCCCCATAACCTAAGTCCTCTACTGCCTTTTTTACCAAAGGATATATTACAGAATGTGCCTCTGCACTGTGATAGTAATTTTTTCCATATCTATTGTTTCCAGTCCCACCATTCTTTGAAGCAAATTTATCAATTTGAAAGTCAACTGCTATTCCTTTTAAATGACGACTATATTTTTTCCCACCAATTTGTTTGTTATAAATTTGGTCACGATACCCACTACTGACCGTTATATTTGATTGTATAAGGTTTGCAAGTATTGTTAAATCCTTTGGTATGTTCTTACCTGCATCTTTGAATAGTGCTGGGTCTACCAAGTCGCCCTCTTTTATAGCGCTGTCTGGGTCCTTTGATCCAATTTGTGGTGCATAAACCACCAAATATTGTGATTTAGGTGGTTTTTCATTTATTGCTTCTGCTTCATCAGCAACGACATCAATATCAGGTATTAGGTTTTCTATTGGAACATCTGTAGAACTATTTCTGTTCGTTTCAAAGTTTTCTGCATCGATTGCTGCTTGTCTTTGAATTCGATTATATCTTCTTAACGCCTTAGACGCAGGTGTTAATCTAGAGAACCAATCAAGTATAACTGCTCCAGGATGTTTTACTGACCCAGGAATTGGACTATTTTCGACTGGAGGTGATGATAATAAAGGTAAATTCTCTGTATTTTCTCTTGCTATTCTTGCTTCTTCTGCTTCTCTTGCTAATCTATTAGAAAAATCTCCTGCTGGAGTTCTTCTTGCTCTAGGTATTTCTGTTTCTTGTCTTGATATTACATCGAGGAAGGACTCTTCTTCTTGTACTACTTCTCCATTCTCATCAATAGTTGTAATATTTGTAACACTAAGACTTGTATTTGAATCTGGAGGAATAGATTGTACAAGGAAATGTCCTGTTACGACATCTTCTTCGTTCGCATCGAAGTCAGCACTTTCTAGTTGTAATGTGTTTACCTTTCCGAATAAAGAAAGTATATATTCTGCCACATCAAAGTAAGGGTCTAAATATTCATCAACTGTTTCCACAGAAACTGAATCTGAGAAAAGTCTGTGTAAATCGTTATGACCAAAAACATTTCCTCCAGGAATGTGGTTATAAAATGTTTTAAGGAATTGTTCTAACGTATCATATTGAGCACGTGTAAATGATGCGCTTGAAGTTTGAAAGTTTAAATTTTCTGTACTTGCTCTATTAATACCACCAACCATAGCAATACCAATAGAAGTTACATCAAACCCGTAACCCGCATGATTTCCCTGCTCTGAGACTGCCCTTCCGCGTTGAAGTCTTCCGTCTCTTCGAATAACATAATGATAACCTATTGTTTGATCACGACTGTCTGGATTCTCAGCATCTTCTATCTCTTCTGCGCCTATATTTTTATTCGTGAATGTCTCGGTTGCATGAATAACGACATCCCTAATAGGTCTTTCGCTTCTTATGACACTTAAATAAAATTCTCTTTCTAGTTCCTCTACTGAACCAACGTATGAGAACTTTTCTTTAAGTTTTGGTGGTGGTAAAGACCTTGTCGTATTACCATCTTCTGTAAATATATCTTCAAGATTGTCATTAAAAGCAGAACTATTTTCCACTTGTTTCATTTTCTCTCTAAATGCGTCTTGAACTTCTTTTATCTCTGCTGCGGTTGCTCCACTCTTTTTGCCAATTTCTGCTATCTTGTTTAATACATCAATTTCTGTTAACTCACCCGAGAGTATTCCGTCTACTTCATCTACTATACCTTCAAATTTATTTAATAGAGGAGTTATTGCTCCATCTAGTACTGTTATGTTTGCAACTGCTTTTACCCTTTTAACTCCACCTTCAACTATGTCATTGACTATATTATTAACTGCATCGTCTGGAATATTGAATGTCGTAAGGCGTTTCACCTCAAGTTTAAGAACACTTATTGTCTCTTCTGCTAACTCTCTTAAGAGTCCTCCAATACTAAGATTTACTTGCCCACTAGGAGATATACTCGATATCCTTTGCCCAAGATTTGCCCCACTTCCTCTAAGAACACCAGTAGATTCTAAATTAAGTTCAACTGCGGCATTCTCGAATATATTAACACCCGCAGGAGAACTAAGTGCATTTGCAGCAGTAGCAGAACTGGTTGTAGCAGCAGAATTAGTGATCGAACTACTAATTCCATCTGCAACGTCTTGTGCAACTGCTTCTCCTCTACCCACTAAATCATTAAAAGTTTCTTCTATTCCCTCCTGAATATCTTCAAAGACACCTTCTACTGTTGCAACTGCGTTATCATACGCACCTTTAATATCATCAATAATTCCTTGAATTCCTGTTTGTTGTAAGATTGAGTCTTTTATTTCTTTAATCTTACCAACAATACCGCCCATGGGAGATACTTGAGGAAAAATAGCACCAAGAGAACCTGCTATCCCTACAATTTTTAAAACAGTACCAAGAAATCCTGCCGCCGGAGCACCAAGTATAGGAGGTAAAGTATCTAAATGTTTTGCGACATCTTCTCTTGCCTTGTTTGCTCTGTCGATATGCTTTTTTTGTGCTGCTTTTATTGCTAAAGGTGCACCACTACAAACTACAGTCGCATCTGGTTTACTACCACCCCTTACTCCAAAATCGCCTGTGAGTCTAGCAATACCAACTTCACCGTCTGTGTTACCTATTGCCTGAACCCATCCCGCAAACTCTTCTCCATCATTATCGTTTGCTCCAATTATTGATGAATTATTTACTCTATCTCTATCAATTGCAACTTGAATATCTAATGTTGACTGATCAAGGTTTTCTACGTCATATTCTACAACTGTGACGCCAACATCTAAACCTTGTAATGGTGTATCTTTAACGTCTTCAGCAGAAAATGGAATAAATTTAGGTATTGGGGGAGGAGGATTTGGAATCATCTGTGCTTTTTCAAGCGCATCCTGAACCTGTTTTGCTTTACCTGATTTGATGAGTTTTCTAATTTCCGCTTGATTAATTATAGACCTCATTATAAACTCCTATGCTGCGCCATTATACGTGTTAACAGGTCTCAACTCACGTAAATTAGAAAGGGATTCCTTGAGATAGTATTTAGCGAAAACTTTAAAGGAACCATTATCTCCTCCATACCTGTTTGTTTCCAATAAGCGGATATAAGAATCCCTCATAGTTCCATTAAACTCCCACATAATAAATTCAAGTTGAGTACTAAAAGAACTAAAATCCGAGTCAAACTCTTTCAAGTGTCTTAATCTCACACCAGTCCACCCAGCAATTCCATATGGTCCATCCTCTACCTTTCCTCCGGATATCATTCCCTTTTGAAATAAATTTTCAGTAATACCAAGTGTTTGATTATAAGTAAGACCCGAATTTAAAAAGAATTGTATTGTAAACTCTTGTCTCTTTTGCTTTGTTTCTTCTTCTAGTTTATCTTGTAAATCCTCTTTTATGTCGTATGTAGTTATGTTAAGAGACTCTTGGTCAAATACACTTTGCTTCGTTGATAACTGTACTTGAGAAGGTCGTTCTATTGTGGGCATAGAACCCAACACGATAGGGGTTTGTGAGTTCTTACCATCCATAAACAACCCAAACACTAATGCGCTCGGTAATATTTTTGGTATCTTACCAATACCTGATACTCCACCTTCGGTAGTTGGAAGAACGCATTGCGCCCATGGTAAATGGTCTTCAGGAATATCTTGTGTATTCTCGCTATGTAATCCGTGTATGCGTATCTTTACCCTTCCTTCATATCCTGCAGGTGGGGTTGAGTTTACAACAGTTGCGATAAACCACCTTGTACTATCGCCATAGTATTCTGATAAAATAGGATGGGGACTCATAATTCCTACTCTCTTTTAGATTCTAGTTTGCGGAGATTTAGTGTGATATTATGGTTTTCTTTTGTAAACTGATGTTTCAGTTCGTAAACAAGATGTTTTCCAGAATATCTAGAATCGTTTAGACTTTCAGTACTTTCTACCTGTGTCACATCACTTCTCACACTTATATCTATAACCCTTCCTACTGTTGCTCTACCAATCATAAAAGTAGAACCTTCGATAACAATATTTAATGGTTGTTTATTTAGATGCGCCTTCATTGCCTTAGAAGAAATCTTATGTCTAAAATTTTGCTCTTGCTTTTCATCGTGATAACTTTGCAAATCGCCATAAGTTCCAGATGACGATATTGTATGAAAATTTCTAGAGGGGTATAAGTCTATGCTTTTAGATTTATTTTCTGGTCCTATAGCAAATTGTTGGTCTACAACGTTTTGAACCCCTTGTCCATCTGAACCTATAGTCCCATCCCTTTGCAATGAAAGCACGCTTTTTGTCATTAAATGACGTACTTTGGTTACTTCTCCTGTACCTAAATTAGTATTAGAATAGTTACTGCTAACTGCTCCCATATCTACCATCCTTAGTGTGTCAGAACCTTTAGGGATATCTAATTCTTTAATAGTGAAATAACTATTCAACCCTCTTTCTGTACTTTTGGTTGCGGTAGAAGGAGTAAAAACATAAGGTTGCTTATTGAAAGGTGACTGAGTTAGCATAGTTTGCAGATTACCGAGTCTAATTACAGATTTTGACAAATCGTTTGAAGATGAATTTGAGATTGAAGCATTATCTAAAATGTCAAGACCGAGTTCACTTTTCGCTATTGGAATATTTAATGTAGCGAAAGCATAGTATGGAGAACTATTTCTTGTTGTCAATCTACTACACAACCAAGTTATAGTCTCCAAAATGTTTAGGTTAGGAACAATTACATTCATACCACCTTGAACACTTACAATATCTTTTACATTTTTAACGCCCGTAAGACTTACGTCAATTTTTTGCCCAAATTCGTTTCGAATAATTTTCCTTATAATAGATTCTAAATTACCACTGTAAGATTTTCTTAACTTTGTACTGCGACCAATGAAACCAATCTCATCCATAATAGAAAAAACAAAAGTACTTGAAGAAGAAGACTTATTGTTACTTTTGACTGCTTCAATACCAGTCATTATAAAATTCTTTCTCACAACCATTTCTTCATGGTCTTCATCGATAGTACCAATAGAAAGTGTTATTCTTTCTGTTCCTGAAAATTCCATTCCATTAAACAAACCCGAAGAATCAACTACTGTAACTTTACCTGTCAGGAAAGGTTTATCTAGAGATTCATATATAAGAACTTCAGCAATCAATGAAGTTATTTCTATTTGTACAGGACGTGTTCCTTCTTGTTTCTTTTCAGTAGTTGCAACCTTTACTGCATCATCGTTTGTAGTTTGTTCTTGATCAGGAGTAGGGGCATTCGGAACCTGCCATCTATCTGCAGTTAATACTGCTTCCCTTATTAAGAACTGAGGATTTCTTTGTGAACCACTAGACATATTCTAATTTTTTTGTTTCATAAGAGACTTAAATTCACGGACAACTGGACCAATAGAACTTGGTTTGATAATAACAATTCGTTGTAGTTCTAGGTTTTTATTTTCAAGTCTTTCGCGATATGATATGGGGGTCAACCCTTGAGCAGGATTACCGAAATCAAATAAAGGTAAATCTTGATGTACTCCATCAGCATCTTCATAATGATGAACGGAATCATACTGAGCAGACTCTGATATAAGATTTACTACTTTATTTCCGTCAACAGTTGAAAAAGACAATTGTTCAGTTGGAAGGAATGCACTGCCTCCAGTATTTATTATTATTTGACCCATCTCTGGTATCTTACGTATTATTGTTCCTTGTGTACCACTTTGTTGACCCGTAACAGTTACCCCAACAGGAAATAATTCATATGAACCATTATCACTTGATATATCACCATTAGTGGTTACTGTTCTATGAGGATATCTAACTTTTGATTCTTCAAGCAAATCATAACTAGGAATTGCCCAACCAGATTCACGAATGTGTTCGTTTACAAGAAAAAATGTCCAATAGTAATCTACAGTTCCATAAAGTTTGTAAGATAGTGTATCAGGTCTTTCTCCTGCTATTATTGTATATTTTTCATATAAGGTTTCACTATTCTTTGTATGTTCTAATACAGAAACATATTGAGAAAGTTTTTTAGTAAAAACTGCAGTCTCATTATCCCCAAACCTATATGGAACTGATTGAAAATTTGCAAAGTAATTTGTGGGCATTTAAAATCCTCTTGGGTCTGTTGATTCAGGGTCGCCTTTTATGTCTTGTCTTACTAACTGAGTAGATTCTGTAAACGATAAAGTCAATTCAGTTTGATAAGGTTCAACTTCATCACCTTCATTGAAGAATACTTGCTTACCACCATTATACTTAACTTCTGCAGCAGTTAAATATGCTGGTTTTATTTTATGAAATACTCTTTTACCTTCATACATCATGTGTATATAAAATCTTTCTGGATATTTATAACCCATACTAATTCCTGCTTCATCAATTGATTCCGGATATAGTTGTGTACGGAAAAATTTAACAATATCTTTAATTGCCATTGACTCATTTTTTGAGGTAGGAATCATAGTAAACGAAAACGAAAATGAACGAGTGTCTACATGCTCAAAAGTTTGTCTTGTATTTGGATTTACTGTAACTTGAGAAGCAACATTCGCTACTTTTTTAACTATTGTTGTATCAAAATCATCACTACTGAAGTTTTGTAAAATCTGATTAACGGCAAGGTTTGTTGATGCGCTATTAGCAGCACCTTTTAACCCACGTGCCAATGTAGTCACTCCTGAATTTAACATTGCGGTTAAAGGGTTTTTGCCAGTTTGTAACGCAGAAACACCGAGAGCGCCAGCACGACCTAAATCCACACCTTTATACTGTACACTACCTCCATAAACTATTCCTTCAGGCATGTATATTTCCACATATTGGTCGCCCTTCACAGGGAGCATTATGTCTCGGTCTTGTGTAGTCTTACTCTGTGATAATTCTGCAGCGCGGTCCGCAAAAGATAATCCAAGATTTACAAACAACCCTAAACCATTTGTATTCTGAACTGCTTCACTGAAGTCATCTGCGAGGTCAACAATTTCTGTTAACATAGGTTTAACCAAACCCCCTAAATCACCTAGCATTACTGGTTTCTCATCAATAACCTCAAACCTTATATAGGTCTTATTACCATCACTTTTTAAATTTTGTGGGAAGGTATTTCTTATATAACCTGACTCAGAAAATCTCTGAATTGGTGTTTTCTCTGTTTTTATTTCACTACCTTCCTCCCCATAAACATTACGTCGGTCGACTAAGTTACCATTTTTGTCAACCATATAGTTGTTATATATTGATGCCATCTTTATTACTTTACTAAATAGTTTTATATTCGTCAAGTCTATTTATAAGGTTTTTATGGCATATTCTGGAAGATATTCAGTAAAAAATCCATCTAAGTATGAAGGTGACCCAACCAAGGTTATCTATCGTTCTCTATGGGAACGACATGCCTTTAAATGGTGCGACGACAACCCTAATATAATCAAGTGGTCATCCGAAGAAGTTGTTATACCATATCTATATGAAGTAGATAAGAAGTACCACCGATACTTTATGGACTTGAAACTTTCAACTAAACAGGGTAAGACGTTCCTTGTAGAGATAAAACCTGATGGACAAACTAGACCTCCCAAGGGTGGACGCAGAACAAAGAGATACCTCAACGAGAGTTTGACTTATATTAAGAACGTGAACAAATGGGAAGCAGCAGAAGAATATGCCAAGGACAGAGGTTGGGAGTTTATAATATGGACTGAGAAGAACGAACCCTTGAAGTCTATTATACCTAAGTCAACCAAACCATTAAAACCAATAAAACCTTTCAAACGTCGTAAAAAATAGTATAAATAGACTATATGAGTAAGATATTCGATACCCTATCACAAGAAGCATTCCGAGCGGGAGTAACACCTCGTACTGCGGAATCACGTAAATGGTTTCGCCAACGTGCAAGAGATTTACGAGGAATTAATCGTAACGCATTAATGGGAGAGTTACCTACTGGTGGGGATATAGTCGGAACGATGCAGATGTTCTTTTACGACCCAAAGACAAAAGACACATTACCGTATTATGACACCTTCCCTTTAGTTGTTATAGTTGGACCTGCACCAAAGGGTTTCTATGGATTAAACCTACACTACATTAATCCTATGTTACGAGCAAAGATGCTAGACGGGTTAATGGATATTGCATCAAGTAAAAACTCACCTACCGCAAAATTTAACATTACATATAGTACTCTTAAATCAACAGCAAATTTAAAATACTATAAACCTTGTTTTAAACATTATTTAACATCAAATGTTAAAAGTAGTTTTGCACAGGTTCCTGCCACAGATTGGGAGATAGCAGCATTCCTTCCTGTAGCAAGTTTCAAGAAAATTCCAAATGCTCTTACTGCATACTCAGACTCAAGAAAGATGATAGGTTAAAAAATGGCACAACGGGTAGATGATATTTTATCAGAAATCGGTAAAGGTGGAGGTCTAGCAGACTCTAATTTATATAGAGTTAAACTGCCTACAGTAAACGGCGAAAATAGAAGTATGGATATATTGTGTACTGATGTAGTTTTACCTAGCAGACAAATTACTACAAGAGAAGTTCAAATGGGGATGGATAACACATTCAAGGTTGCTTATGGCGATTCACATATGGATATTAATCTTTCGTTTATTCTTCTTAACGATTTTGGGTCAAGATATTATTTTGAAGCATGGCAACGAACAGCATATGATTCTCAAAACAAAACATTAAGATATAATAAAAGTTATGTTAAACCTGTAATAATCCAAGTTCTAAGAAAGGGTGTTGCGTTTGATATCACAAAGAAGAAATTATTTAATGCTGGTAAAATACCAAGTTCTATAAGGTCAAGACTTCCGAGACTTGGTCCACTAGATTTTGCTCAAGGGCAGTTCGATTTAAATTTTATCACAAGTGATGATATAATATATGAGATTGAACTTGAAGATTGTTTTCCTTATAGTATGTCAGAGATTACTATGGGTGGAGCGTCAGAATCAACATTACTTAAACAAACAGTACAACTATCGTTCAAGAAATTTAAAACTGTATCAAAATATGACAAAGGAAGAGGGAGTCAGATTGGCGAGGCACTTCTTGGCGGCGTTATGAGAAAAATCTTTTAAAAAGATTATAAATAAATTATATTATAAACACGGAGAATAAATAATATTATGGCACTACCTAAGTTAAATGAATCAGTTAGATATGAGGTACAAATACCTTCAACCATGAAGGTCGTAACATACAGACCATATCTAGTGAAAGAAGAAAAAATACTTTTACAAGCGCATGAATCAAATGATGAAAAAACAGCGATGAGAGCAATGCTCGATACTGTAGTTGCTTGTATATATGACAATGTCGATATTGATTCACTCACCTCTTTTGATGTTGAGTATCTATTTACAATGATAAGGGCAAAGTCAGTCGGAGAAACTTCTACATTAAATGGAGTTTGTTCTGCAAAAGATTGTGACGGAAAAACAGATGTTACTATAGAATTAAGCAGTATAGATATTCCGACACCACCTAAAGACATTAGTAATATTGTAGAGATAAATCCAGAAATATCTATAGAATTAAGATATCCTTCTTACAATGCTTTTATGTCAAACTTTTCTCAGGGTATGTCTGAATCAGAATACGGTTTAAGTCTGATCAATCATTGCATATTAGCAATTCTTACACCCAACGAAAGAATAACAGAATGGTCACAAAAAGAAATGGATGAATTCATTAACTCAATGACATCACTTCAGTTCGAAAAACTCGGAGATTTTCTTGGAACTATTCCGTCATTAAAACAAAAAGTAGAGTTCACCTGTAAAAAGTGTGGACATGAGAATAAATTAACATTGGAGGGTCTTCAAGATTTTTTTTAGTATGCCTCTCGCATGACAATTTAGTTTCTCATTTTAAAACTAATTTTGCTTTGATGCAGCATTTTAAATATTCGTTACATGATATTGAAAATATGCATCCGTGGGAAAGAGAAGTTTATTTAATGTTATTAGAACAACATCTCGAAAAAGAGGCACAAGAACAGGAAAAAATGAATAAGACGAGCGCATAAGGTAAACACATGGCAATTGATGACACCAACGGAACTGCTATTCCCGCATTTGGAAGCAATGATAGTCTTTTGAACGCAACACAACTGAATGTAGTTACTCAGACACTCCTACTGGCAAATGAACAGAGACAACGCTCATTAAACACGGATATACTTCAATTAAAAATTGGAGAAACTCACACCTCGCAACTCCAAAGTATTTTTTCTTTGGTTAGTAAATATTTCGATGACCTTAATGCGAAAAAGGGAGATGAAGAAGAAGAAAGAAAAGAATTACTTGCTTCATTAAAGGGTCTTAAAGAAAATCAAGGGGGTAAAGGTAGTAGTCCTAAAGAAAAAGATGAGACTAAAGACCGAAAAGGTATGTTGGGATTTCTTGGTTCAATCTTAAATAGTTTGATAAAAGCGCCTCTTCTCTTTCTTGCAGGACTTGGTAGTCTTGGTCTAGGTAAAATGATTTTTGGTAAAGGTGGTTTTGCTACAGTAAAGTTTTCGTTAGGTCTTTTAAGAGGTTCAATTGATAAAATCAATAAGTTCAATTCAAAGATTTTTGGTATAGATAAATTCAAAGAAGCATCTAAAAAGGCAAAACCAACTAAATCATTCAATAAAATGAACACACTAGCAAAGGCGGGTGTATCTCAAAATCAAATGGCAAAAATGCCAAACGTGTATGGTAAGGAAGTAAGTAATATAGCGAAACAAATGAGTCCCAAAGAGTTTCAACAGATGAGAAAAGGTAGTGGCAGGATGAATGCCATAATGAGGGGTTATCAAAAATTCATAGGAATGTTTGACAAATTTAAAAAACCAGCGGGTCCACCTAAACCTTCAGGGGCAGGAAAGTTATCAAAACTGATTACTGGATTTAAAAATTCAATTCAAGCAATGCTTGGTCCATTTAGGGTAATTGGTAAAATGTTTGGAGCAATATTCGCACCACTTAGAATTATATTTACTATATTTGAAACAGTAAAGGGTGCTATACAAGGATTTAATCGATATGGTAAAGACGGAAGTATATTTTCTAAATTAGTAGGTGGTGTGCTAGGAGGTATCGGTGGCGCATTTAAAGCGATTGTAGGTTATCCACTTGACCTTCTAAAAAGTATCGTTGCATGGATTCTTGGAAAGTTTGGATTAAACAATGCTGCAGAGTATTTGAAAGGATTTTCTTTTACGGCAATGATAGGAGACTTCTTTAATGCGATTAGTGACAAAATAGTAGGATTTTTCTCAAACATAACTAGTGCCTTTGATCAAGGGATGGGTCCAGGACTCGCTAACCTTGCTATAAAATTAGCACAGATATCCACAAAGATAATGAGATTTCCTTTGGCATTAGTAGCAGGTGGTCTTGCTGGTGTCCTTGCTATAACTCCTGGAGGTAAAAGTCCTAAAGAAGCATTTTTTGATGCTTTCAATGGAGTTATGAATTTTGGTGATTCTGCATTTGAGGGTGCACAGAAACTTGTTGGTGTAGAGACTCAAACAGAAACCGATGCAAGAATAGCAAAAGAAGTTGCAGAAGCAGAAAAAGCAAGACTTGAGAAAAAAGAAGCAGATAGAGCAAGAAAATTAAAAGAAGAATCAGAACGCAAACAGGCAGCACTAGAAGAACAAGAAAGATTACAAAGAGAGGAAACAAGAAGATTATCAGGTGGAGGAACTGTTATGGATAACAGTCAAACTTCTGTGACTAATAATTCATATTCTGGTGCTCTTGATGGTGCATCGGATTCTGGACCACCCCCTGAATTCGCAATGCTTATGGGTTTAGCGGGATTAGGATAAAAAAAGGGAGACCCGAAAGTCTCCCCTGCCTTTTTTACGTGGGTTTAAGGGGAAATCCCCTCCCTAATTATTCGGGGATACCAATGGTAAAGGCGGACATCTTTTAATCCTCTGCCGCGAGTTTCGCGAAGTAGGATAATGTATCATCATCTCCCTCAGATGCCATCGCTACCTGCGGTTGAGGAGCAGATGGAATCACTTGAGGTTCAACTGACTTAGACCCTACGGTCTCAGCAGTTTGTTGTAATGATTCATTCTTCATAGTAGAACCAGAACCAGTCGCCTGACCTAACACAACTTCAAGTCGTGCTTTCAAATCATTATAAGACTTGTATGATGTTGGGTCAGTAAACTCACTCATGTCATGCATAGTATTATAGGTTGCTTCTAGTTTAGTTTCATCGCCTTCTAACAACGCAGAAGGTGACTTGAACTCAGACTTGTCATAGTTACGATATCCCGCAACGTTACGTATCTTAAGTTGGAAGTCAGCACCACTCCAGAAATCAAATGGATTTACAGGAGTCTCATCCGGATACTCGGGTTGCATCTTATCCATAACCTTATCAAAGATTTTCTTACCAAAGTCGTAAAGGAATACTTTACCGTTGTTGGAAGGATTAGATGGGTCACTCAGTACCATGATGTTAGTTACATAATGTAGTCGTCTCTTTTGAGAACGAGCAATTTCTTTGTCTGACTCTATACCAGAGTTCCAAAGTCGTGAGTTGTATTCACTCACAGGGTCTGCTTCACCGCCCAATGTAGTACGTGATTTCTCTACATACCATTGACCAGTATTACCCTTAAAGAAATGGTCAAAGTATCTTACCCATGGTAACTCTTGACCTTCCCCTGCAGGAAGAAATCTTACAACGGCATAACCATTACCAGACTCATCTACAGTCGGTTTCCAGAACCGTGTATCTTCATATTTGTTTGTTGATTTTTTTGTATTAGACATTTCTGCAGCAGCATTAGCGAGAGCAGAAACATCAGTACGATTAGATTTTAAATTAGCAAAAGACATATATATTTTTCCTTGTATGTTTTGTGTGTTTTGTATTATTTGTATTATAGTATATTGCGACTAATAAGTCAAGTATATTTATAACATTTTTATCTCCTATTTTGCGGGAAGTCTATGAGACTTTTCAAGGAAGTTTAGATTCATTGCTTCTGATTCTATCCTATCCTTTATAGATGACGAAAGATATTTCTTAACATCATCAATCTCAATTGTATTCTCTTCGCAGAGATATACTACGGAATCCATATAAGACATAGACATTTTTCTTACATTATCTTCTACCATCTTACTGAATCTTTTCTTACTTAGGAAGTTACTTTCTTCCTTTTCATCAGTAGGACTATCTGCCCCACCTTGTACGAAATCAACTTTCAACTTCTTCTCCTTCTTCTTCAAAACCTGTACCATTCCAGACACCACCATCGTCATACCAGTAACCTGTTATTCGTTTGACTTCACCGTTATCATGATAACCTTTTTTAGTTACTAACCATTTTATCTTATATTGCTTTTCGGAACCATAGAACATATCTAACCAAAGACCTGTTCTCAGATACGTTTTCATATTAGCAATATAAACTTGAAGGGAGGTATACTCGTTTCTTTCTTTCCACTTATGTGAATCTCTCTTCAGACGCATTTCTTTTGTTTTGATATCAAGTTCGCAGTTCTTTATCCAACTCTTCACTTTCTTCCAATGTAACCCATGGTCTTCAGGTAAGTTTCTTATATCCTCATGAATAGAAAGACTGCCATCGTGACCACGAGCGAGTCGTGCTTTCTCAAGACGTTCACTCGCGGCAAGACGTTGTTCCTCGCTGAGTTTACGTTTCTTCTTTGCCATATTATGTGGTGGCGCGATTGAAGGTTAGTAAACTATCAACGCGGAAACTTCTCCAGTCACTTAGGTCAGTATCGAATACTCGTACCGCAGTTTGGTTCTTCTGAAGTTTCTCGTTCGCATCAGTCTTAGGCATCTTATCTTCAGGTATTAAATCTGAGTTTAAGGTTGCTGTCATGTCACGAACGCCACCATCCTTCACTTTCGTAAAGGATAACTTTACTACACCCTCTCGGAGTGTGTTTACTATTTCTTCGTATGTCATATTAATTCCAGTCATTTTCGTATGCTCTTGTATTACGGCAAACGTCACCTACAAGTGAGTCTGCATATTTACGGTCACTTCCCCATGAAATGCCTCTACGGAAGTCTTTGTCGTAGTTGCCGGAGAACATATCCTCAACAACCTTTTTATTTTCACGACGTCTTTTCTTTTCATTTGTGTAATAACTCATATTAACCTTTCTGTGTTTTATTGTTATTTTTATATTGTACTATACTTTAACCAAAAAGTCAAGCACTAATATACCAAGATGGAATATTTCTTTTCGTCCATCTAGCGAAATCTTTCTTTTCATTGATATAGTAAACGCGATATGCCTCAATAGGGTTCTTGCGTTTACAGTAGTCAGGCATACATTGTTTAAACTCAGTCACCCCACCTTGTAAAAGATTACGGGGTGTCTTAGATAATGTATTGCGTAACTTAGTGTCAGTCATATGTACCTTACCATACCTATGAGTGTATTCATCACACAACGCAACGAAGTGTGTATACAACCATTCATAGTTTGATGAGGTTTCTCTTGTCCAAATAGTAGAGGGATGATTGACGTGACATGCTTTGTAGAGTTTTGTTTCCATCTCTGAGTCAGGGTGTAACCATCGTTTGATATTACGATTAGACTTTGTCTTACCCTTATACTCTTTGCCATCTATTACGCGGTGTGTAGTTGATAGTAACTGAGCAGTCTCAATTACCATCTTCACTACGTGCTTGTCACACATCTGTTCGGCACAAATCTTTGGGTCTGTATCTACGTGAAATATATTCATACCTTCTTACCTGTGTGAATCATTTTTAGATTTTTCTATTCCTCGCCAATAGTTCCTGTGAAGTTGTTCGACTACACTGTTCCAATATCCGCGACCCCAAGAACCCCCTTCACATCGATACGATGCTTCATAGGCATTCTTGATTCTTTCCATATATAGTTCTCTACTCATTTCGCTTGCCTTTGTCTATGTCTCAATAACATCATATGTGTATAAGACTTTTGCCATTGTTCAAAGGTCTTTGGTTTCCTTGCTTCTCCATACTTAAGACCTTGTTCTTTGAAACATCTCTTCAGTTCTTTCTTATGGTCTGCACCTAGAAAGGTTCCTACCAAAGCAAGGACTGTTTTACGGAATGACCGACCATGATGCATATGACCAAGGCAATGCGCAAGTTCATGAAGTAGAGTATACTTACAAAGACCACTCTTATAAAGAGTAACCCTCTGACCATCTGTATATCCGCCAAGTCTTTTTGAATCTCTTTGTGCCGCAACTATCATAGGTGTTCTAGTTCCTACATTTTCAGTTTGCCAACTCCTAAAGTTTTCTTCCCAAATTTTATTCCAAGTCTTAGACTTGTATATTCTTTTGGCAAACTTCTCTGCTTCTTCAATAGACGCGAACGTATCTTTACCACCCATGTTTCTGGTGTATGCCCATTCGGCACGATAAGTTTTTCTTTTCTCAGTATCGCGTGTATATTTTGCACCACGGTTTTGTCTTAGATGAAACTCACCAAGATAATTTCGATATTTTTGTTTTAGTGACATAGTTTTCCTTTCCTATACTCTACTCTACCATATTAAAACCAAAAAGTCAACACTTATTTTGAAAATAAGTCAACTTTTTTACCCATAAATTATTCCCTTCTGTAGGTATGATGGGCAATCCTCTAACCATTCTCCCCAGTCGCAGTCGTCAACGAGGTACTCGGCACGAATACATTCCCAATACTCTTTACCGTCTGGCAAGTTCATCTCGTTATAGAAACGAGAGTAGTCTTTAGATTGTGCTTCCTCGATAGAGACATCGAACACAAAGATGTTGCCACCTTTACATTTATTCTCTATTACGATTTGTGTTTCATATACCAGTTTCATAATCTTATCCCTTTCTAAAATCTACCTTACCGAATGGACTGAATAAATCGTCACATCCTTCTTGAGTGCCTGTTCCGTCACAGGTCATACAGTCATCATCTGACTCTACTCCGTTGAACCACTCGGTTCCACTTCCATCACATCTTTCACATAAATTATTCATAATAAGTTCCTTTCCTATAATACTACTCTACTATAAAAAAACTAAAAAGTCAACACTTATTTTGTCTTTTTTACAATTATTTTTTATATAAATAGAACTAGGAGATTTAAAAATGGCAGACGATTTATTCGATTTCGGTTTTACAATAGTAGACGAGCAGGAACTAGAAGCAGTACAACAGGCGACTGCTAAAGTTGAGACTGTATCTACATCAGTATCCGAGACACAAGACAGACTAGATAAACTATACAACGCAATAACACCTCTACTCAATAACCTCAAGAAGAACCCAGAGAAAGATTACATCCTGTGGCAGAATAGACTTGAGAAGGTAGAACAGTTTGAAGACCACATACAAAAAATATATCAAGGATAGTTATGATAAACTATAGAACACAACCTATGGGATATGTTGATGGAGAGTTTAAATCTGTCATTAACAATCGTCAACGCAAGAAAGACCTTCTCTCAAGGGTCAGTAAGCATATAACTTATCCTACTGATAAAACTATTGATTTGATAACAGATGCTTCTATTATGAGTGCCATGATACTTGCGGGTGATTATAAAAATATCCTTGTTATGACATCAGGTGTTTTTGATAATAATGAAGGTGACCATTTAATTCCTGTAATACATAAGTTCAATTATGGTGTAGGTAAAATGACAGTAACAAAATCTAAATCTGTAGAAAGTAAATTTGATAGATTATATAAAGATTTTGATATTCCTTCGGTTGAAGTCGGTTCATTATTTTCATTAGGTAAAGATTCAATTAACATAAATTGGGAAGGGGAACCTTTTGATGCTGTAGTTCTCTTAGGTAATGAGGGCATCATTAACAAGAAATTTAAATCTGATGATATTAAAAAACAACTTACCCCATATTGTGAAGAGGGGTTTGACCTTATTGATATTTACAGAGGTTCAGCGAGAGTTTTGTTAGGGTTGGAGACTCCATCACAGAGCATAAATCTCATATCATCTACTATCCTGTCTAATGCGATGGTTGAATTAAAAGAAACAGATAAATACAAACGAGTATTTTATAATATAGAATCCGTGAAACAAATATACAGGGTAGGATAACTACATGTTGAATTTTAAAAATTTCATAACAGAAGGTTTAGAAGACCCTGCTTCGTTCAAAGCGATTATGATGGCAGGTGGTGCAGGGGCAGGTAAAAGTTATGTGATAAAAATGACAGGGTTAAAGTCGTTTGGTATGAAAGTATCAAATAGCGACCCTGCTTATGAAAGGATGCTCGCGAAGGCAGGACTCACAAAGAAAGCATCAGATATTATGTCTGCGCAGGGTCAAGCAATCCGGAGTTCAGCAAAAATTCTAACTGATAAACAAAAAGAAATGTGGTTAAAAGGAAGACTAGGCATTATTGTAGATGGTACAGGTAAAGACCTTAATGATGTAAAGAAAGAAGTTAAAGCGATGCAAAATATGGGTTATGATGTCGGTATGATTTTTGTTAACACTTCACTTAATACTTCTATAGAAAGAGATAAGACTAGAGAGAGAACCCTTGGTCCAGAGTTAGTTACGAAAACTTGGAAAGCAGTTCAGAAAAATCGTGATGAATTTAAGAGAATGTTTGGCGCTCAGTTTGTTGAGATAGAGAATGGAAACAAAACAGCAAAAGAAGACCTAACTGCTCAAGCGAATAAAGCGATGAACGGATTTAAATCTTGGATAAACAGAGAACCAACACATTCTATCTACAAAGATTGGAAGAAAGAAGAGATGAAGAAAAAGGGTGTCACGACATTCAAAAGGCGTAACGTCTAATTATTTTCTACATATCTTTCGAAGTCTTTATCTTCTAAAAACTCTATGCGTCGTTCGAGGCGGGATATTCTACTCTCAAGAGTTCTGATGGTGGGTTGACCCTCGCCATCCCTTAGTCGTCTCTCTTCAATAATTCTTTTTCTCATATAGTCATAATATCGTTCGTTAGTCATTTTTCACCTTTTGTTCATTTCGCTGTTAAATAATTCATAATCTGTATTTTGATTCTTTTTATTCTTTTCGTGTTCATACTCTACACGATGTAATCGATGTAGTAACCGAGAGAGTATCCGACTTTCGTGGGCACTCTTCTCGGTATGTAAATATATTTCCAGTGCTTTGCGTATCACAGGATAATCCTCTGGTGCAAAGACTGCTCTAGATTTATTTACTTTGCCTTCCATAGGTCGTATCCATCCACAATAATCAATAATCCACCTGTAACCATCATAACAACATTACCTGACGGTACACCTACTACAAGGTTAAGTATGCCAAGTCCTAGACCGACCCATAAACCTTTTCTTGTTGCGCGTAAGGCATCTACCTTCGCACCGATTTTCATTCCTAAACTTTTTAGTTTTTCCATGTTTTTACTCCTTTACTAGTAATATATTTATTTATACGTTAGTTAACTTCTATCGAACAGTTCTCAGATAACCTAATCTTTATATTAGGGTGATTGTGATGAAGCACAAACTTAGTATCAGGGAACTCTTTAAACATATGTTCCCAGATAGGTCGCCACCAATTATTTAATCTAACTGTATTTCCTGTACTCCGGTCTGACTCTAATAACAAGTCAGTGAAACTATTTAGGTTCATATCAAAGATACTATCAAACCCATAGAGGTGAACTTCGTCTGCCTTCATTTTACTACAAGCATAGTGCGTTGCCATATGACCGCAGTTAAAGTTAGTCGCTGCTTGTTGCGGATTCCCTGCATTCTCTGTTACATACTTAGGTATATGAGTATAGAAGTCACGAATGAGATGAGCATACTTCATATAGAAAGAACCCTTTTGCTCCATCCATATCTTAGGTCTTGTACCTAATATCCAATCGTACATATCAAGTTGAAGATGACCTGCCATTAAAGACTTCATCATTTTAAAATCAACCATACAGGTTGCGTGTACTTCATTACGTGTAATTTCAAAGGGAGGCATATTACATACAAGAAGTTTCCCAGAGGTTCCCCTCTTGAATAATCCTGCACTATCTCCGTTACCAAGTATATTTACACGTCTTACCATAACCACTATTATATATTAATTCGTTTCAGAAGTCAAGTTTTATTTTGTTACACCAAACACAAAAGTTTCAGGGTTCCACTCAGGGTCAACCTTTAATCTATTCTCTATATGTTTCTCTGCAATCAGTTCTTTTGATTGACCAAAGTATGCCGCAGCATGCCCCTTCTCAATCATATAATCATTTATGGATTGGTCACCGAAGTTACCGCATCTCCAGAGTTCGCCCAGTATGCGTCCGTACTTACCCTTACCATCTTTCTTAGTAACAAGTTTGATACCCTTGGGGTCATCTAACATATCAGTAAGAAATTGTTTTGCTTTTAATCCAAAGTGTTTTTCTTCTAGGTCGCGTGTACGTGACTCAGGGGTATCGATACCAAATAAACGAATACGTTCTTTATGTACCCACATACCAAATCCTAAATCAATGTCAACATCAACAGTATCACCGTCAATGATTTTGACTATCTTACATTTGTACTCATACATTGGAGAGTACTCTTTGACATGCTTCAATCTTATCTTGTGCTTCTGCCATCTTACCGATTTCTGTTTCGATAGATTCCACGATATCAGAATGTTCTCCAATACCTGCAGGATTGTTTAGGTAGACACTTACATTTGCTTCTGCAACTGCAATCTCACCCTCTAGTTTCTTTATTAATGCGTTTATCAAATGTGCGTTCTTCATAACTGTTTCCTTATTACGTTGTTTCCCTTCTCACCAGTATGATGAATTATTCTTGGGTTTTCTACTGCGATATTATCTATATAGTCTAATCTTAAAGTATTGTATGTATGAGGCAAAGGATTGATAAAGGAAAGTTTCTTTATCTCATCGCCACCCATCATAAGATACAATACTTCTTGGTCACCTTGGACAGGGTTTGCGAGGCATTCGTTTGCCCAATCCTTCAGTATCTTGGGTGTTCCTTCTATTAAAACAACACCACTATTATACCATTTACCAAGTTCATTTCTTCGTGCCGTCCAAGGTCTGTCTTCTACCATTCCTAGTTTATGCGGTTCACTCAAATCAAATATATGGTCAACACGTCCTGCAATCTCACAGTCAGTATCTAACCAACATACCTTTTTTACGTCCGGAAGAGAAGATGCAGCAAGCATAGCACGAGGTTTCTTGAACCATCCCTTCTCTCCAGATTGTATAGGTATCACAGTAAACATTGAGATATGACTCAACATCTCTTCACTCATACCGAAGTCAGCAATCACAAGGTCTCCGTTAGGAACAAACCTAGTAAAGTTATTTATAAACCAAGGGAGTTGCCATTCAGTTTTTTTATCACATCCTGTTAAAAATACCTCACGCATCAATAATCTCGTATTCATCTCTGAAGTTATGTTTCGCAGTACAACCTCGTTCTACTTGTATCGTAGTGAAACTATCTCTTGCGTCTGCTACATAAGGATAGTATTCTTGTAACCAAGGAAAGGTTGTGAGGTTCATATAAATGTCAGTAGGTCTTGCATAGAGAGGTGCATTATCAACTAAGATTTGAGCACCAATAGGAGTAATCATATATGCGTGTGCGCCACCAAAGTATCTTTTTGAAGTAAGGGGATTAACCCCTAGTACAGATGGAGTATTATAACTACCGTATGAGGGTTGACCTATATTCATTACATACGCAAACTTGGCGTTGACAGGAATAGGTGAATGAACGAACGCATCATGTTCGAATATAACAAAGTTTTCATTACCCTTTGCGCACTTCTCCCAGAGAGAATGATGTGATAGGAATGCCGCAATACAATTTAGATTACGTGAGTAGACCTCATCAAATGCCTTTGGGTCAATACCCTTTTCTTCAAGTAGTTTTACAGGGTCATCCTTTGGGGTAATCGCAGGAAACATTTCTACTTCTGTTCCTCTTAGTTGAGCAGACCCTACGCATCTCTTTGCGACCTCTACCGATTTATCATTATCCATTATTGTTATTACGTATGCTTTTGTCATGATGTAGTTGTTGACTTCAATCCTCTCTGTATAGTTGTATAGTAGGGATACACTACTTGCATCCAAGGGAAAAACTGTTTACACATAAGAGCATCGTTTGCCCACATCCCAACTTCTCTTACTTTATCTAGTAGTTTTTTAGCAGCAGTTGGTGTGATAAGATATGCGGAGTTACCTGCGAGACCCTGTGGAACTTCCATGTCATCTACTGTCGGTACAGGTTGTAACCCCATCTTAGAACTCGCAACATTGTGGAATATGTTACTCCGTCTTGTTGCACCTCTTGGGTCATTCAATCCAAGTATTCCTCCCTTGAACTCTTCTTCTAGAGGTTCAAACACAAACTTCCGTGTAAAGATTGCGTCGTGTTCAAGTATGATAATCGGTCTCTTATAGTGTGTCGCGCATTTATGCCATAGTCTCATATGAGATACCATACATGCAGTACGACTGGATATATTTTTGGTGGGGTAATGTCTCAGGTATAGTCCTGTTTTGATATCAAGACCATCTTCTTCTTTTGTTAGGGGATAAGTCCATACAACATCTCCCATATCAATCTCTTCAAGATGTCGTTTAATTTGACGCGGTACAGTCGCAACAAATACGGAAGGGTCTATCTCACTTTTTGTACTCCGGATTGAACCGATACATTTATGAGTTGCTTCGATACTTTCCTGATTTGTATCGAGTGTTATTACATATCCATTTATCATTTTGTTATAGCAACAATAAATGTATCGATAGTTCTTATTTCTTTTCTTCTGTCATGAAACTTATAGTTATGCTGATCAAGTTCTGTCATAAATTTATTATGTTCAAGCATAGTATATCTTTTTGCATGCCTAACTACCCAGTCGTGTTTTAGTTCTTCTAGTGACATAAGGTGTAAAGGTATAAAGTCTTCAACAAAATATACACCACCCTTTTTTAGGAATGGGTAACAGTTTTGAAAGGTGAGTCTATTTGCTTCAGGGTAATGTGCGCCATCATCTATTATATAATCAAACTTAACATCTCCCCATTCTTTCTTCATTCTCATACCAAGTCCAGCATCCATAGAGTTACCTTTCAACCACTTAACATTTTCTCGTTTAAGGTATGGTATATCTTCTGCCGTTTTTCTCTCGAATATATCAATCGTGTATATGGTTCCGTTAGGAAAGTAATCAGAAAATGCAGCAGTAGATGCTCCCTTGAAGGTTCCTATCTCAAGTATGTTTAAGGGTTCGTTCCGCTTGTTTTCAAAATAAGTTTCATACTCTTTATAGTAATGATGTTTCTCTGTACCTTTATCGCATTGATACTTATCAAATAATTTCTTTAACTCATGCATTCCAATAGTTCCTTGTTGCGGGAGTATCAAAATCGAACCCCCAATAATCTATATCTTTCTTGTACCAATCTGCCACAATCTGTACTGTTTCTTTCTCTTTATTGTATATATCCTTATAAGACCTACCATATCCTGTGTGACCATAATCATTAGGTACACGAGTTATATTTCTTGGATTAGGATTTTGTAATAATCCGAGGTAGAGTTTGGTGTCTTCGTTATAGTGTTCGAACCTTAGTATGTCGCATTTTACTTTCTCACCCTTCTCATCACTTACGTGATCAAAGGCAGGATACCAACCTCTTACTGCACGATGCCACATGAACTCTTCATCGCCCCACTTATGTCTCTCCTCAAGAAATGCTTTGAAAGATGAAGTGTCTGCATATGTTGAAGGTTGATGCTTTTCAAGATACATTACCTTCTTTGCGAAAAGATATCGTGATACAACTCTATCCCAAGGATTTCTTATAATAGCGAATGCCTTATGATTGGTTCGTAAATCTTTATTCCAATCTCTCCAACGAGCGTGTTCATACCCTTGGTGGTCTTCTGTGTCTCTCATCTTTTTTTCAAGTCTTTTAGTATAATCCATACTGACATGATTACCATGAGAACAGAACATAACTTTATTTTGTATTCCATCAATATTACGGATTGTCATTCCACCATTTTTGGGTATGTGAATGAATAACTTCATATCGTCTTCATCAACTCCTCTATGTTCTCTCCACTTGAAGGTAGTTTATCTTTAAGGAAGAAGTGAACGAAGTGACAGTCCTTTATATTATTGACTGCGGTATATAAACCATTCCATTTACCATCCATATGTTTAGTAGGTATTTTATATCTCTTTAAGAAATAGTTAAGGAGTGTTTGGTCTGTACTCCATTTCCAAGCACCCTTACCGTCAACGAAGTCTTTAAACTCTGCCCTCATTAGAAACTCGAATGCGTTCTGTCCTTTGAGGTAAGGTTTAAGAAGTTGACAGTTAAAAAGTATCATACCCATATTAAAGAACTCATAACCTCTATCGTTAGGTTTAAAGTCACCTCTTCTATTATGTAAACTAGCATACTGCATATGAGAATAGTTTTGTATCTTTCTTATATAGTTATCATTGATATCCATCTCACGTTCACTTACTGAACCCCATACATTATCATGTCCAAACTCAGTAAATATATTAGGTGAGTCAGGTCTTATATAAATGTCAGCATCTATAATACCAATCTGGTCATACTTATCAATGAGGTCAAAGGCATTCTCTTTCTCATAGATAGGAAGATACCCTCCATACTTTTCATAGGATTCTTTACTACGATAATTTGTAAAGATATCCGGAGCAATACGCAACTTAGGTTTCGTTAATACTATATGTTCTATATCATATTTCTTACAATACTCTGCTACGGATTGTATACAGTGTTCATATAACTTACTTGGTTTACCTACCGATACTTGATAGATTAATCTTCTTATTTTCTTCATTTTAATCCCATTCTAAAAAGCAAAGTAAAATACAAATTACGAATGCACAAAGACCAACTTGCCAGTTAGTAAAGAGACTAACTATAATCGGAAATAAAACTATCCATTCTCCTGGAACTTTCCTTAATGATGGTTTCATGTTCTATCTTTCCACTTATCATAAACAAATGATGTATGTTGTTCTCCACAGTGTGGACAATAGAGTTTCTTAGGTTTCCATTCATCCATTGTAGCAATACTAAACCATCCTTTACAAGATGAGCATACGAAATGCCATATGTTTTCTTTACTTGTTCTCATATATACCACCTTCCGTAAAGGACTCTTTAAGTATACTATACTTTTGTATAAAAGTCAAGCACTATTTTATTTTCCTGAGAATGCTTTTCCTGCTTCAGCAATACCAAACGAACCTAGTGTTACAACAACAAAGGATGTATAGATTGTATCAGATATTTCTAGAGGTGTACCATCGAGACCTGTTATTAGGTCAACAACACCAAAGGCAACCATCATAAGAAACGAGGCGAATCCTATAATTGATTTTTCGTTGATATTATTTTCGTCTCGGAATATAGATAGAAACCCTTTTTGTACGGGTTTTGCTACTGCTGTCGCGACTTTGAGTTCTTTTGAGAGAGACTCCATCTCTTTTATTTTGTCTTGTGCTTCATCTACTTTTAGGACAAGTTCCGTATACTTTTCTAAGTCAACAGTTGCTTGTCCTGTAGGTGTGTCAACGGTTTGTTGTGCCATTGTTATTCTCCTTGTTTACATTACAAGGATATTTAGTCTTATTTTAAGTACTCGTAGATTTCTTTCCAGTTAGCGAAACCAACCAAACCATTTGGTTCGATAGCATCAATATTGAAACCATGCTTCATAACAGCACCTTCAAGACCAACCTTCGCACCTTCTATGGCGTTTTCAACCTTGTCTTCAACCCAAAGGTAATCCTTACCTTCGTACTTAGCAAGAACTTCGTCCTTGTCAGCACCCGTATCAAGGTAGGTAAACTTCTCGAAGACTGTCTCACCGAATAACTTTTTCAAGTTCATAGTACGCAACCTTTGCGCGTTCTCATCGTCACTTAAAGAAGTTATACAGTGAAATACATAACCTAACTCTTCGTGAATTTTTTTCACGTAGTGTATGGCGTCCCTGAGGGGAGGTAAGTACCCTATAGCAGCACTTTCATTAAAGTCTCGAACAAGACGTTTCGCTTCTTTCTT